TTGAACAACGCGAATGACGTGTATAGCGTATTGGCAGTCCACGGCTTCGTGCCACTCGGCTGGCCAATCAACCACATTGGCGTGCTGACACCACTGCCGTCTACCTTCGTGAATGCGCCGCTCTGCTGTACCACGATGATGAAGCCAAGCATGTAGATGTGGTTCACAACTGGCGTCGTGTCAGGCAGCGTAGCAAACAGCACCGTGCCAGGACGCAGCGCCAGCGATCCATCCGTTGCACGCTCCAAGTTGTCGAGGATGCGTGCAAACTTAGGCGACATGTTCAGGTCGGTGTCCATCACATTGAGGCCACCGTCGAACTGCCGCACAGTGGTCGTTTGCAGGTTGCTCTGCGCACCGCCACCACGTGGATTGAGTTGTCCCTTCTGTTGATACATTATGTCACCAGTTGGTATTCGCTGGCCATGGGATGCTCCTCAGAGGTCCGCGCTGGCGGCGTAGCTGCCTGTCCATGAATAGTGCCCGGTAGCCACTGGTTGTGCATAAGCGGAAAGGGTATTTAGGGCTGTTGCCGATACAGACTGCCCTGTAACATTAACGGCCGTCACTCCTGATGTTGTTATCGTCGGAAGCGCCCGCATCGGAGCTATACTTAAATAGATGCTATCTCCGTAACCAGCCGTTCCAGTGATAGCCATACCAAACTGCCCCACCTGATAGAACCGTTGGCAGTTCGCCAGATCGACACGCGGGTCCAGCTTCTCCAGCGGCGTCGCGGTGCTACCGAGTTCGAGCTGCACGCCCCACAAGGCGACCGCACCTGTCTGCACGCCGACGTTGCCTGAGGGCGTAGTGTTGGAACTACCTGCGGAATACCAGATTTGCAGCCCAGTGCTGTCACTGCCATTGGTGCCGAGTGTCTTGCCGGCAACACTCGGCAACGTAAATGTCAGGCTATAGCGTGCCCACGCACCAGTAAGCGTCACGGACTGCCCTGCAACACTGACACCGGCCGAGGGCGACCCACCAGTGCCGAAGTTTTGCGTAGGATTGACACCCAGCTTCAATGCGGCCGGGCTGGAATACGCATAAAAAGAGACTGTGACGGTCTTGCCTGACAAGCGCACCACATTCTCTATCGTCTGGTAAAGCAGGTTGTATGCTCCGGCAGCCGCGTTACCGGTAAAGTTGTTATTCAATGAGAAACGCGCGGCCTCATCCCCGGCGATACCGCCAGGCGCAACGCTGACGATATTAACACTGATGGCGTCGGTGCTTACGGCCGCACCCCAGCGGTCGGCGGTATAACCGAAACTGGTAAACGACCCCGCCCCGCGCTGCGCGATGTTGAACAGCGGGTTGTGCAGCAGGTTGCGCCCGACGTTATGTTCGGCCGCCGCGCTGCCAGCATCGGCGTATTGCTTGGTGACGGCACCGAGTGGCGCGGTGGGATCAGCATTGAGCACGAGCGGGCCGCTAAGTGTGCCACCACTAAGTGGGAGATACGCGATGGTGCTGCTACCAGCATTCCACTTAGTGCCATCCCACTGCCAGATTGCACTGCCTGACGTGTAGGTGTCACCTGGATTTGGTGTGTTTGGAAAATTGAGTGCCATGGTTAGAGGTCCGCACTGGCGGTGAAATTAGTTGTGAACTGGCAGCCGCCAGTTGCGGTAGCTACAGCTATGAGCGTCATCGCATTGGTCGCAAGCGTGTTGACCCCAGCCGCTGATGCATTGCCGTAGGTAGTCCCAATCAGTGCAACAGTTGGCGGCCCGCGGAACGTCACAGGAAACAACATGGGACCACCGAAGGCCCCTCCAGCACTTTGGTATGCTACATAGTTTAGTGAGGTTCCGATCTGGTAAAACCGCTGGCAATTCGCCAAATCCATACGCGGATCAAGCTTTTCGAGCGGTGATGCGACACTACCGACTTCGAGTTGCACGCCCCATAGATATACGGTGCCAGACTGCACGCCGACATTGCCTGATCGCACATTGAAACTCGACCCGGCCGAATACCAGAAATTCAGTAGTGTGGCGCTGTCGCCATTTGTGCCCAGCGTCTGACCACTGAGACTCGGAATAGTGAACGTCAACGAATATCGTGCCCACGACGTGCCAAGTGTAACTGCTTGCCCGTTGCCATTGACGTTCGCGGATGGTGACCCGCCCGTGCCGAAGTTCTGATCCCATGACACGCCAAGCTTGGGCGTTCCGGATTGAGCGGCTGCATAGAACGATACAGTCACCGTCTTGTTGGATAGCCGATGCACGTCCTCAATCGGTTGATACAAGAGTGTGGTAGCGGCCGCACCCGCGTTCCCGGTGAAGATGTTCTGCAAGATGTTCCGGGCAGCTTCGTCCAACAGGAACACACCCGCGCTGATCGGCGAGAAACTAGCGGTGTCGAGGTTGATATAGGCGCGCCAGCGATCCGCTGTGTAACCAGAGGCAGCCCACGGCCCAACCCCACGCTGCTGCACATTGAACAATCCATTATGGATCAAATTCCTGCCAACATTGTGTCCAACATTCGTATCTACATACTGCTTCGTGCTTGCCTGCAATGCTGCACTGGGATCACCTGCCAGCGTAATCGGTCCAGTCATCGTGCCGCCTGCCAACGACAGGAATGCACCGAGACCAGCTAGCGTATTGGCTTGCACCCATTCACTGCTGTCTGGATCAGCGTAGTAGATGTATAGCTGCCCACCAACGCTGTCCCACCACAACGCACCATGCGCAGGTGCTGTAGGTGCCGTGTCAGAGACAGTGATCTGCGTGTTGCCACCACCGCCACCCGGCTGCGTGGATGCTACCCACTTGGTGCCATCCCACAGCCATGTTGCACCATTGCTGCCTGAGACTGTCTGACCGTTGTTTGGTGAGTTAGGAAAATCAAACATGTTAGCGTCCGTTGGTCGGGCTGGCGGGAAAATCGAGCGCCATGTCAGAGGTCCGCACTGGCGGTGAATGATGCGTTTAAGATAAACCCGCCGCTCGCGGTCCCTACCCCATAAAGCGTCGTGCCTGAAGCAGATGCAGTCATTGATGGCGTAGATATATTGCTCTGACCGTTATACGTAGGGACGATTGTAGGCGTCGCTCGCATGACGACAGGAAACAATGTGCTTGCCATAACGCCGTTGCCTGCAAGCGAGTAACCATTCAAGTTCACAAACCCACCGGCCTGATAGAACCGCTGGCACTTCGCCAGATCCTGCTGCGGGTCAGGCTTCTCCAACGGCGTCGCGGTGGGGCCGACTTCGAGCTGCACGCCCCAGAGATACACAGTGGCGCTCTGCACGCCGATGCTGCCGGCGCGGGCGTTGTTGGTCGCGCCGGAGGAGAACCAAAAGAACAACTGGGTAAAGTGATCGTTGTTGGTTCCCAGCGTTTTTCCGGCAATGCTAGGCAAGGTGAACGTCAGGCTATAGCGAGCAAATGCGTTGGTAAGCGCGACGGCCTGCCCTGTCCCGTTAACAGTAGCAGACGGAGACCCGCCCGTGCCAAAATACTGATCGACGGAAACGCCCAATTTAGGTGCGCCGCTCTGTGCCTGAGCGTAGAACGACACCGTCACCGTTTTGTTGGAGAGACGCGTAACATCCTCGATCGGCTGAATATAAGCGTTATATGCTGTAGCACCGGCGTTGCCAGTAAAGATGTTCTGCAAATAGAACTTCGCCGCTTCGTCCAACACCATCGTGCCGGGGACAAACGGGCTTTGTTGAACGCTCGCGGTATCCAGCACGGCACTCCGCTGCCAGCGATCGACCGTATAGCCGTTTGTCGTCCACGGCCCCGCGCCGCGCTGCGCGACGTTCATCAGCCCATTGTGTATATACGACCGCCCGACCGCGTTGAGTGCCGGCGCCACTGCCGCCGCTGTATGCGTATCGACATACTGCTTCGTGCTCGATTGTAATGCAGTGGTCGGATCACCCGGCAACACAATCGGCCCTGTCATCGTCCCGCCACCAAGTGGCAGATACGCTACAGCTGCTGCAAGCGCAGGCGGTGCGTTGAGCGGCACCCATTGACTGCTATTCGCGTCCGAATACCACATATACGTCTGCGCACCAACGCTATCGAACCACATCAGGCCCGGTGACGTTGCGACAGGTGGCGTGTCACTGATAATGAGCGATGCACCGCCTGCGACGCGCTGATCGACGTAGTGCTTCGTTGCTGCGTCCATCGCCTTGAGCGGATCACCAGCGAGTTGAAACTCACCAGTCATAATGTCGCCAGCGCGATCTATGCACCTACCAAACGCAAGATCGAGATCGTCTGCAACCAGCGTCTGACCGCGTAGCCAATCGGTTTGCGTCATGCGAGCACACAACTGTCAAGGACGAACCATCCCTGATCCTCTGTTGTAATCATATACGTATCGCTTGGGAAGCGCGGATCAAGCTCAAGCGGCTGCTGCGCATAGCTAGCCTTCATCTGCTTGCGTCTGTTCTGTGCCAACATCTGGAACCTGTTCACCTGTGCAGGCACAGTGCCATCGTCCACTGCATACATCCAGCATGCGTCATACTGTAGTAACAGCGGATCGAGGTATGTCTTCGAGCTAGTGGTGAACGGTGTCGGATCGCGTTGCCGTGCCCACACAACCACAGGTCCAGGGCTGTCTGCGGGCATGACCTTGAACGGCCGATTGGGCACCGTGAAATCGGGCATCATATACCACGAATTGCGGCCCCAATTATACGCAAACGGGTTCACCGACTGTGGGAACTCACGCACCTTGCGATTGCGTCCTGGTGAATACACCGCAGCAATGTCACCATAGTCATCGCATGTGCTGATCGGCCCAGCCAAGTCAGCGGTCAGCGCACCTGTGCTGCCGTCCAGCGTGACCTGCTGATAGAACATGTAGTTCGGCCACCACATCTCTTGGATTTCGAGCATCCATGCGTTCTGCACATACTGCAAGATGCGTGGTGCTGAATAAATCTGTGTCGCAATGCCAGGGACATGCGACATTTCAGTGATTACAGCATTGACAATATCGCTAACATTTGCAGGCATGCCAGCCTCCTAGAAGGGAAGGGTGCGCCCTGCGAGCCTTGGCCGGGAGAAGGGCGCACCCCCATACACTGCACTCCCCAAGTCAAGCAGTGTATTGCTGAATGCCGTGCAGCCCGCCGTTGTTGCTCGTATTCACATCGTTGGCGAAGCTGAATGCTGCGCTGATGATGTTCGTGCCGTTCAGTGCAGTTGTCGGTGCATACGTGCCACGCGGATCGCCACTCGTAGCAGTCTGCGGATCAGTCAGCACAGGCGGCGTGAGCGTGCCTGCTGCAACAGCCACGCCATTGGCCACTTCCCACTCTACGCGCAGTGCCTTATACGGCAGGCCAAGGCCAGGACCACTGCCGATGTTCACAGTGATGCCAGCTTGTGCTGTCGGACTGACAAGCGACATGAACGACTTATACGCCTTGGGAATGGCAACAGGTGTCACACCATTGAGCGTAATATCTGTGCGGATCGGCTGGCCGAGATAGTCCCAGCCATACAACGATACGACGCCAGTTGCACCTGCACCACTGCCAACGATCGTGGCTGTGCGTCCGTATGTCTCAAGGAACGGAGCGATGCCTGTCAGATCGATGGTCGTGTTTGCATTAGCAAGGCTGCCACCTGTCAAAGCGTATGTCGGATTAGGCGCTTGCGGTGCGCCGAAGCCTACACGTGTAACGCCGTTGTAGTTCACGTCAGAGCTATACATCATAGCCTTGACGTATTCATTTACCCGACGTGGGAAGTTGGTCGGATTGGTGATGACATTCGCCATTTACTCTATCTCACCTCCTTCGAGCGTTGCCACACCGCCTGTCGCGCGTGGACGATACTTCACTTTCGTCTTCGCCTCGACAACCTCTTTGAGCGACATGGAGAATTGCGCAGGTACCAGTTCACCACTGTTCATGTCTACCACTTGCGGCTGTTCGAGCACGCCTATGCGCTGCAACTGCTCGACATCATCCGCAGCAACGAACATGCTGTGGCCCTGTGGGAAGTAGATCATGTAGCCTTCGTCAAATTCCTCGCGCTTCGGCACGATCTTACGGCTGATGATCTGCTTGTTCTTCAACGGCCCAACGTCACGCACCTCTTCTTCAATGTGCATGACCATGCGAAAGAACGGACCATTCAGCTTCTCGCACTGGAAGGTAGGCTTGAAGTCCATTGTTCCTGCCATGGCTAGTCACCCTTCTTGGTGACAGTTGCAGTCGCTGGACCTGTGCGTGTCACCGTGACTTTGGTTTCAGAAGGCTTGCGCAGAACGAGCGCTTCAAGCGATGCATCATCTTCTGCACTCGCTACATGTGTAACGCGCGCGGTAGTGTCGATCAACTGCCGTGCAGCAGACTGCTCAGGCGTGTCAATGGGATGATCGCCCTGCACATCGCGTGCTTCGGGTTTGTCGCTCATGAATGCCTCCTAGCTCGTCACACGAGGATCAACGTTAGGCGGACGTGGATACTCGGGCGTTATCACCGTGTGCGGCTTGTTGAGTAGCGGCGGTATGGTATCGCGTGCGTATTTCATCAATTCGTCACCACACCATGCGTTCTATACGCACGCCACAGGCACCACTGGCCCTGCCACACTACGCGGCTGCCAACTGCATCCACGTTCCATGGGGCTACAAGCTCCTTGACCTTCATGTTCACGCCGCGCAGCATGTGCAGCCGCAGGAACTCATCGTTGATGAAATAAGCGAACGACACCGGGCAGTCCTCGTCATACAGCAACGGGATGCC